GAACCATGACCCGCCACGACATGATCGCCCGCGAGCGGGAGACCGCCGCCACCTATCGCCGGGAGGCCAAGCGCCGTCGGCGCAAGAATGCAGCCCTCGCGGACGAGCTGGAGCGCTGGGCGGATGCGTCGGACAGCCGTGCTGAGCGGATGCGGTCCGGGCCTCTGTTTGGGGGGAAGGAATGACCCTGGACGCCTATCATCAGTTCCTGGCCCGTAAGGCCATTCCCGACGCCGTTCGTCGAGAGATTGTGGCGCTGCATTATAGCGGCCACGGCTATCGCGCAATTTGCGATGCGGTTGGGCTGCGCGAGCGCGCAGTTCGTCGGGTCATCGATGAGATCAAGTCAGAGGCCGCCCCCCCCAAGCGCCGCACCAAGTGGACGGCCGCTGAAAACGAGGCCTTCCGCGCCGGCTGGGACGAGACGCTGCCGCGCAATGAAAACGTCCGCCGCATCGCCGAAAAGATCGGCCGCCACCCCGATGGCATCCTGTCCAAGGCGAAGATGGCGGGGCTGATCGAAAACAGTCCCCGCGACCCTCACCAACCCACGCCAGAGCGCGCCGATAAGCACGCCGCAGCCTGCCTCCGCGAAGGGGGCTTCCCCTCATTTGTCGAGGCCCCTGGCGCCGGCTTCCTGTTCCGCGATGGCCGCGCTGTCTGGGCATGGCCGACTGAGAGGAGGGCCGCATGAACCGTCAACAACACAGAGCCCATCGGCGCGGGATCGCGAAGGGGTTGAGCAGGTGAGCAAGCTTGATGACTATCGCGCCATGATCCCGCTTTACCCATACCATGACCAGGTATAAAACGGTTGGGCGGGTGAGCTACCCACTCAACCCGCCCATTGCCACCGGCTTACACGGAGCCTGATGTGACGAACGAATTTTACGAAACTGACGCGGATGTCGCAAGCGCTGATGAGTTCCGCCGCTTCCTAGAGCGCAAAGCCCAATCCGAGGGCCAGCACGGCTTCAAGCCGACACTCATTCACCCTGCCCTATTCGATTTTCAGGCTGACCTCATAGACTGGTCGGTCAACAAAGGCCGCGCAGCAATCATGGCAGATTGCGGCCTCGGAAAGACGTTGATGCAGCTCGTATGGGCGCAAAACGTCGTCGAACACACCAACGCAAACGTGCTGATCCTGGCGCCCCTCGCGGTCGCCGGCCAAATTGTCCGCGAGGCCGAAAAGTTTGGGGTCGAGGCGAAGAGATCAAACGACGGCCGACCAGCCTCCAAGATCACCGTCACCAACTACGAGAAACTCGACAAGTTCGATCCGGCAGAATTTGCGGGATGCGTCTGCGACGAAAGCAGCATTCTCAAAAACTTCAACGGCGCGCGTCGGGGCGAGATCACCGCCTTTATGCGCAAGATGAACTATAGGTTGCTATGCTCCGCAACTGCCGCGCCTAACGACTACATCGAGCTTGGAACATCATCGGAAGCCCTTGGCTACCTAGGCCACATGGACATGCTCAACCGCTTTTTCAAAAACGACCTGAACAACTCAGCGACGGGTCGGATGCGGGGGCAGGTGGCCAAATGGCGGTTTAAGGGGCACGCGGAGCTTCCGTTTTGGCGGTGGGTTAGCGGCTGGGCGCGCGCTGTAAGGCGTCCATCGGATCTCGGCTATTCCGACGACAGGTTCATCCTGCCGCCGCTAGTCGAGCATCAACACGTCGTCGCAGCCAGGACTAGGGCGGATGGCATGTTGTTCTCACTGCCGGCCGTTGGCTTGGCAGAGCAGCGCGACGAGCGAAATAGGACGGTTGAGGAGCGATGCGAGATGGCCGCCAAGCTGGTCGATACGGGGCAACCCGCCATCGTCTGGTGTCACGGCAATGAAGAGAGCCGCCTTCTCTCTGAGATGATCCTCGGAGCCGTTGAGGTTGCCGGGTCACACTCGGATGACCTTAAGGAGGAGCGGCTTTTGGCGTTCGCCAACGGTGGCGCCCGCGTCCTGGTGACGAAGCCAAAGATAGGCGCATGGGGTCTGAACTTTCAACACTGCAACCACATGACGTTTTTTCCATCCCACTCGTTTGAGCAGTACTATCAGTCTGTGCGGCGTTGCTGGCGGTTCGGTCAGACGAGGCCTGTCAGGGTCGATATCGTCGCCACGGAAGGCGAAGCGGATGTCCTCAAAAACTTACAGCGCAAATCGGACCAGGCCGACAGGATGTTCGAGTCGATGGTTGCGCAGATGAACAACGCGATCAGCATTGATCGCCAGAAAGCCCACACGAAAGAGATGGATATTCCGCAATGGCTGTGATCGAGAACAAAATCACTCAAAAATATGCGATCTACAACGGCGATTGCATAGAGGTCATGTCGCAGCTTCCAAGCGACACCATTCATCTTTCTGTCTACTCCCCCCCTTTTGGCGGGCTATACCAGTACAGTAGCGATGACCGCGACCTGTCGAATAACGACGACTATGGTCAGTTTCTTGAGCATTATGAGTTTTGCGTCCGCGAGATCGCGCGCATCACCATGCCTGGACGAATGACCGCCGTACACTGCATGGATGTTCCGCGCTCAAACTCTGGAACGGACAGCTATATCGACTTTCCTGGCGACATCATTCGAATGCACGAGCGCGCCGGCTTTAGATACGCTGGGCGCCACGCCATATGGAAAGAGCCGCTAGCCGTGCGGCTTCGGACCATGCAGAAGAACCTGGCTCACGCGGCCCTATGCGAAGACAGCATGGATTGCGGCGTGGCCTCGGCAGACTACCTTTTGTTGTTTCGAAAGGCGGGAAAAAACCCGGTCCCCGTGGCGCATCCGGTCGGCCTTCTAGAATATGCTGGCGAGCGCGCCATACCCTCAGACGTTTTGTCGTTCCGCGGATGGACTGGGAAGCAAACCGAGAACCGTTTTAGCCATTGGATCTGGCGACAATATGCAGACTGCATGTGGGATGACATCCGCATCAATCGCGTGCTGCCATACAAGGCCAGCCGCGATCAGGACGACGAGAAGCACGTCCACCCGCTACAGCTCGACGTGATTGAGCGCGTGGTGCAGCTGCGATCAAATCCCGGCGAAACGGTATTCACGCCGTTTATGGGCGTCGGGTCCGAATGCTACATCCCCGTCATTCTCGGACGTCGAGCTATCGGCGTTGAGCTAAAGACCAGCTACTTCAATCAGGCGGTCAAGAACATGGAGGGGGCTGAGACCGGATACCGTTACGATCAGATCAATACTGAGCTGTTCGACGATGCCGATCCTTTTGCAGCCCCAGAATTGGGCGTCAAATGAACGCCGCCCCTATTCTGGGGCGACGCATGAGCGAAGCCCATCAGGCGCCATCAGAACCCCCCTCCGAAGGCCTAAACCCCATCGGCCCTGTAGTGGCGAAGGTCGCAGCCCAGGTGCTGGATAAGGCCCTGGAGCGGGATCATGGCCAGGGGGAGGCGGCATGAGCGACCTGTTCGACAGCCTACCGCCTGCCAGGAAGCCCCAGGAGCCCGTCCAGCGCCCGGCGAGCGCCTACGCCTTCCCACACCCGCGCCCGGCCACGCCTCGGCCCCTGACGGACGGTGAGCGGGCCTGCGCTTGCGGCTTAGCGGCGACCTGCGGCGTCGGCACCGTCTGGACCTGCCCATGGTGCGCGGTGGACTATTGGCCAGCGGGGAGGGGCGCTTGAGCTTCACGCCCAGCCTGGACCTGCGGCAAGCCGACGAGGTCAAGGTCGCCCACGTCCCCGCCAACCTGGAGGCCGAACAGGCGCTCCTTGGTGCGGTTCTATACGACAACGGCGCCTTCGAGGCCCTGCCGGACGGCTTGCGCGCCGAGCACTTCTACGAGCCGCTGCACCAGCGGATGTTCGCCGAGTTGTCGCTGCAGATCGGCAAGGGCCACTTGGCCGACCCGATCCTGCTGTCCGACCGGTTCGCGAAGGACGAGGCCTTCAGCGCGTTCGGCGGCGTCGTCTATCTCGCCGATCTGGTGGACCGCGCCCCGCCCGCGGTGAACGCGCCCGACTATGCCCGGCAGATCATGGACCTCGCCATGCGGCGCGCGGTCCTGAACATCGCCCAGGAGGCCGCGGCGGCCGTCGTGGACCC